ATGCTCACCATCAAGCAGATCGACGCGGCAAAGCCGAAAGATAAACCGTACCGGCTGCTCGACAGCAACGGGCTGTACCTTTATGTGCCGGTTACAGGAAAGAAAGTCTGGCAATTGCGTTACAAGCTAGATGGTAAAGAGAAGGTGCTGACGGTAGGTAAATATCCGCTCATGTCATTGCAGGAAGCCAGAGACAAAGCGTGGCTTGCCAAAAAGGATGTGTCTGTCGGCGTCGATCCGGTAAAGGCTAAAAAGCTGTCAGTCAAAGACAACTCGTTCAGCTCTATATATCAGGAATGGTACGAGCATAAAAAGCAGGTATGGTCAGAGGTATACAGCACCGAACTGTCACGCATGTTCCAGGATGACATTCTGCCGTTGATTGGCGGGATGGAGATTAACGAGATAGAGCCCATGCAGATACTGGAAGTGATCCGCAGGTTCGAAGACCGTGGGGCAATGGAGCGGGCCAATAAGGCGCGGAGGCGGTGCGGGGAAGTATTCAGGTACGCGATTGTTACCGGGCGCGCGAAGTATAACCCGGCCCCTGACCTGGCTGATGCCATGAAGGGATACCGGAAGAAGAACTACCCTTTCCTTCCTGCAGACCAGATACCAGCATTCAATAAGGCACTGGCGGGATTCTCCGGAAGTATTGTTTCACGGATAGCAACGCAGGTTCTGCAATACACGGTGCTCAGGACAAAAGAACTCCGGTCCATGCAATGGTCGAACGTCGACTTTGAAACCAGGACGATTACGATCTCTGAAGAGGTGATGAAGGGGCGCCGCCCTCACCTTGTCCCAATGTCAGATCAGGTTGTCTCTCTGCTTGAAATGCTAATGCCGGTAACGCAGCCTATATCAAGCTTCGTGTTCGCCGGACGTAATGATAAAACAAAGCCAATCAGTGAGAATGCCGTGCTGCTTGTTATTCGCCAGATAGGATATGAAGGTATAGCAAGTGGCCACGGTTTCCGGCACCAGTTCAGCACAATAATGAATGAACACGAATGGCCCGCTGATGCTATTGAGAAGCAACTGGCGCACGCTAACAGTGGATCAATACGCGGGATTTACAATCACGCTCAGTACATGGATAAGCGCCGGGAGATGATGCAGTGGTGGGCTGACTGGCTTGATGAGAGGGTGTCATAGAAAAGCAGCGCAAAGCCTTGCAAACCGGTGATGACACTGCCGGCGATCAACACTGACGCCAGCAAGCATGAGAAAGAACAGATAAGCCGTACTGTTCAGGAAATGTTTGAAGAGGCTGAATTCTGGTTAGTGAGTGAGTAAAGATTTTCAATGCCCGCCACAGTTATGTCTTGATTACGCTGTGGCGGATATTCATTTTCGTAAACGTTGGTTTGGGAGGAGGCTTAACTGGGGTCATCGGCCAGGCAAGAAATCTGGCGATGTCGCTGGCGACGGCGGGAACTACAGCGACGTGGACGGCGGATGAACTAATCACAGAAACGGCTCTGGGGGGAACGCAGTACCGGAATAACAGCCTTAGCCTGACTGTCAACCTGGCAATCGTGGGTGCTGGCGGCGTTGATGTCGCGGGAACTGTACCAACTAATGGCTTCATGGCGATTTATGCTATCTCCGGGCCGGGAAAAACAACATCGGCACTGGGATGGAATGCAACCAGCAGCAAGGCTCCGGAAACGTATTCTGGCACTGCGATGCCTGCTGGTTATACAGCCAGTGCACTGATATCAGTCTGGCGAATAGCAAACGGGCAGTTTGTGCCTGGCTATCAGCTCGCCCGTAAAATATATATACCCAAGGTTGCAGTTCTGACACTCACCGCTAATGTTGCATCTTATACAGCGCTCTCAGTTTCCGGCATTATCCCGCTCAATGCCAAGACAATGGGCGGATGTGCAAACGTCAACCCGAGTACTTCTGCGTCAAACAACTACTTTTTTGTCTCCGGTTCTGCTTCGGAAATCGGGGCGCAATTCAGTGGAACAAATAACAGCGGCGTGATGACGCCATTTGCTGATATTCCATTAATTACACCCCAGACACTTTATTACATCATGGTTTCCACGGGGACCATGACAACCAGTTATATCTATGCGACGGAGTATGAAATATGACGGTCTATGTTCAATTTTCCGACAGCACAAAAACCAAAATTATTGCTGTATTTGGTTCACCACAAGTGCCGGAGAACTATTCTAACTATGCGGAAATAGAAGAGAGTGATACGACACTTTACCCGGTCTATGAATCGTTTATGACCAGTGCTAAGAACCCATTTTTGGTAAGTTAATAGACGATATATTCATACGGGGAGAAACTTAGCGATCTCAGGTGACACGGAGGCAACGGAGGCTACAAAGGCCTTATAACTGTCGTCTTCAGTGTCAACCTCTCCCTGGTTAGGGTAGGTAGTTTCATCCTGTTTTCCCGCAAATACCGAGATAATTTTATCTTTGCTTTCGTCAGAAAATTGCACGCATACTTTTGACATAAAATATTCCTCAAAAAACATAACCCTTGACAAAAACTTGAAATGAAATTGTTGAACCTGAAGGCATAGTGTTTAAATAGTACATCGTCTGTGGGCTGGATAGCTCAACATCAAATGGACATTGCCCAATTAAATAATAGGTAGGCCATGATGCGCCGATTGCATTTGTAGAATCTCCGGCACCCCCCATTGTAATATTTCCTGAGTTAGTCGCTCCAGCCAGATCGCCCATAACACGCTTTGCGTTAAGCGGAACCATCGCGGCAAGCGTCATTGATGTCCACGATGAATTCTGTACAGTCACATTTAGAACAATGGTGCGAGGCGTCATCCATGTTCTATCAGTCAACAGACCAGGTAGGAGTTGCCCACTGGAATTGGTGCCACATACAGCAATAAGTGCGCTGGCTGTGTAACCAGCAGGCATATTTGATCCGCCATACACTTCCGGAGCTTTTGCTGATGTTGCGTTAACCGCAAGGGCAGCAGTTGTCTTCGTTGTCGGATTATAGATTGCATAAATTGCGACAAAACCCGATGCCGGAGCTGCTCCGGTATCCATACCGCCAGCGCCAGTCGTGGCAAGATTAATCGACAGAGATAAATTATTCAGTCTGTACTGAGTGCCACCAATCGCTGTTTCAACGACTAACTCGTCTGCTGTCCATGTTGCTGTAGAGCTGGCAGCAGTTATTCTCATCGCCGCATTTCTGGACTGCCCAACAATGCCGGTAAGCCCTGTTCCCAAACCAAGGTTTGAGAGAGCCGCAGCTACCGCTGCTGGTCCATCAGCTTTAATGTCTGCAAATGGGTTCGCACGACTGAGGAGCTGTTTCTTTAATGCTGTAAGCACCTGGGTCATATCATCAGGAGAAAGGATCATTCCTGCTGACTCTACGATGTTAGCCAACTCTTCCTGCATGGCATTGAAAGCAGCGGCTCGGAGTCGTGTTGCTGCAATGCCACCAGCAACGCTACCGTCTGTATATTTACCGTCTGCTGTTGCAGATGGCTCAACTTGCCCGATTCTAAGCATGATTAATCCTCACTGATAAGTGATAACAATTAAGGTAAATAATTAATTATGAATAACTAAAGATAAGATTCAGATGAGATGGCGCGATCTTATTAATTGCGCATTCAAGTTGCTTGTTACCCCAGGATGCTAATGGGTCACCACAATACGAAGCACCAGATAACGCATATTTAATAGTTGTTTCCGGCGCGTTAATTCGCCAGGTAAAGGGCCACTCATCACCATTCAACGCATCACCACACACAGACATCCCACTTATTGCAGGACGAAACTGTGTGATCGTTATGGTGTAACCTAATGCTGCTGCGACATGAATATAATAATCTCGGTTTAGGCCGCCAGTGCTTATTAATTTAGAGACAACTGAGCGTTGCCTGTCACTGATGCCACCAATTTCCCCAATAGAGCAGTCATTCGGTAAACCGAGAGTACTTTCCCATTCTGATAGCATGACAGTTGCAGTCGCAGGAAAAGCACCAGTGATGAGGTTCACAGCATCATTATCAGAACGCTGAAAGGAGTTACCCAATGCACGTAAAACTGCAGCCTGTACAGTCTTGCTTGTTCTCGGCCATGCTCTACCCGTCGGCAATAACGCACCGAGCGCAGTAGCGTAATCATTTTGGGAATACAGGCTCATACAAATTTCACCTCACCCAGGACTGGAATCTCACCAATTTCAAAAGTAATGTTTGATGATGGGCTGTTAAGGATATACCCCTTAGTTCCATCTACATTACTGATACTTTTATTAATATCAGACAAATCAATTTTCCCTGAACCATCAGGATTCGACTCATCAAAAAACAGGGATTTTAATGCCTCTTTAATATTACTGACTACTGTACTATCTGCATCCTTAATACCTGCAATTTCAAAATTAATGGTTTTCCTGATTGGTGAACAAACAAAAATAATCGCAGTGTCTGTCTGAAGTGGATAGATATGATCGGCTACAGTTAGCTGATCACCAGATGCCTTCACTGCCCCCCACTCCTCAAGTTGTGATATCCCATCAGTTCCGACAGGGAAACCGTCATTAAGATTTCCATCGCACATGATGTACACACCAACCGTCCCTGCACCATTAAGCCTACGTTTCACCCAGGCTCGCGTGACCCCGGAGAGCTCCAGCGCCCATTTTTTATAATCGGTATCACTTCCCCCCTGTGGAGGTTCTTGCCATGAGAGCAGGCCACGACTTCGAAAAGCCTCTTCATCCTCGATATCAGCGCCGCCTATAGCAGCTTCTATTAGCGTTAATTGAGCCTCAACTCCTGCAATGTTTACATCAAGCGTGAGTACCGTTCCTGCATCTGCATTGCCATTAGCGCCCCCACCGGTAACATCATCCGTGACATCAGGCAAAACAGCGGTGATTCCTCCATGCCCTTCCCCGGTATCTTGAATTTTGATTTCCGAGGTTACAGTGTACTGATAGCCATCCCCCCTGTTTAAAATCGTTCCGGCGGGAATAATGCGGTTTCCGGACCCGACCGCTTTCACATCTTTTGATTTAGCGGCACTGGCGGGTTTCCTGTAGACACGTTTTAAGGCCATCCATCCAGCCAGGTATTCACCAGTTGCCGTGAACGGGTTGGACTGCAGCGCCATATAATCAAGGTAGCCGTAATGCAGGTGGGCCATCCCCGCATCCATATCGGCAACAACCTTTAGGTTGGCAAAACGGAGAAGCGCACCAACGTTTTTTAGTTCGGCCTGAAGAAAATTACGGTTTTCATCTCGTAACTCAGTCAGAGTCTTTCGTTTAAAGGGCATTTTAAAGTTTCTCCCATATCCAGTAGAATCTGCTTTCCTGCCAGTTTTGCCCCGGAGATAAATACCGGATAGTGAGGTTCAAGCGATTTGGCATAACGATTTGAGCAACAGGGACAACGTCATTTACAACACCGTCGTCTTTCAACCATTTAAGGGCTTCCAGCGCGTAGGTTTCAGCTTTGATTGCCACATTCGTCGTTAGCTTTTCCCTCCGTAACAACCAAAGCCGTGAACCAAGCTGCTGATCTTCACCTGTATCACCCCACCAGCCACGACGATCGCTATCTTCATAGTTATCATCAGAACGCGCCAGCCGATCGGTAAAAAGACTGATTAGAATTACCGTCTGAAGGTCATTATCGGTAGATAGCATTCCCGCGCCTTCCTGCCAGTCGGCAATCATTTCGTCCACGTTCCAGAAGGAGGAAAAATCACTCATTTAACCTGCTCCTCTGTTTTCTCACTGGTAGCGTCGTCGTTACCCTTCTGAACATTTTTAACTACATGGTCATGATCATTGTGAGCATCACGGAGCTCTTTGAGCGTTCGGGTATTGCTCTCACAGTTGTCTATAATGTCTCCGGTACACTTTAAAACCGGAGTATTTGCCAGTATTCTCTCACTGGCATTTATAGTTACGTTCGTGGCGTTATTTACTTCTACGTCTTTCCCCTTAGCATCAATAAAGACACCCTTTTCAGTGAGCAACACTTCCATCGCCCATTTGTTATAGATGGCTGTTTCCCCTTCATTCAGCCCAGTTCGTCTATACCCCTGATGATTTGATGCAATGATTACTGGGCTTGAACGATCACCGCCGATGAAGGCAATAACAACATCAGTACCTACCGGAAGCCCGGAGGAAAAACCGAAGTCAGCCATCCGAGGCGCACTGGCAACCTCCAATGGAGTCTGATATTGAGCTTGTTGAATTTCTCCACTGTCTTTCTGAGATGTGATCCGCCCAATCCCCAGCATCCCAGAAATTCGCACTGCTGCTTTTTTCAAATTCTGGTTCATGTATTTAGTCCTGTAATCTGCTGATAAAAGGCATAAGGCTGGATGGCGAAAGCTTCCGGAGGCATCAGCGCTAGACGCGCATGTGTGCCGTTGTCGTCTCGCATATAAGTGACTTCAGCAATGAGTAATTCAGTATCAGGAAGTTGCAGTGTTGGAAGGTCAACCGGGATCAGAGTATTGGGCTCCCAAAGTTTCCCATCCTTGTCCCGCCAGGAGTCGATGGTTACAGATAATTGTTTTGAGCGGCCATATCGACGATTCATTTCCCAATCTATTGCACGCTGTGCCTGATGCGAGGCCATCAACGTACTTTCGATAATAGAAATATGCTTTCTATAACGCATTTTGGCAGCTTCAGGGTCCCTTGCCGTCGCCAGCGTTACCGCGTCATATGCTGTATCAGGTGAAAATCCGGCTATCGGTGATATTCCCATAGACACGCCAACATAGTCCGAGAACCGATCCGCCATTGACCTACGATAGTATGCCTGTTCAACATTTACGCCTTCTGCAATACCGCTTGCGGCCCGTCGTGTACCAACACGAGTCAGAAGCAAATTTCCATCAGGCTGGTCGTAATAGAGCAATGCTGACCAACGGGCCACCCTTTCAATAATTTCCTGTGGTGATTCACCCCAGTTAATTGTGAATTGAGGTACCTTAATCAAGTCATCGACATCAGTCGAAACCTGAATGTCATAGTACGATGCCAGGCGCTGAGCAATTTCAAGCGCATTACTGGCATTAATAACGTTATTGGGCCACTCCGCAGAACAATCCACAAGGTCCTGACATTTACTGCGCCCCGTGGCTCTTACTTCATGCCGAGAGCGTGATATCGCTGGTTCCCAGTCATCAACATAACCGGTGACAGTCAGATCGTTACCGATTTTGACCGTACAGGGCATCCCTTCTTCCACTAGTTGCTTTTCACCACTGCCGGGGAAATAATCCATCAGGCCTAAATCAAAATCGGAGGGAAAGCGCTCTATCCCACGGGTCACGCGAACCGAGTCCCAGCCCTCGATAATTTTCCCGCCAACGTTGAGTGATACGATGTCCTGATCGCTCATTGTCTCAACACCTTCATGGTTATCGGCATAAATGCCGGATGTGGAACATTGGCCTCCTGGATCAACTCATTCGCGCGGGAGCCATCCTGGTAAAGACGATTAGCCAGCGTGAGCGCGGGCAAGGGGCTGGCGGTATTAATCTGCATGAGCTCGCTAAGCCCTTCGGAAGTCAGCTCCATTGCACTGAGGAATGACGCCCTGACCTGCATCAGCGCGTTATAGAGCTCGTCATCACCACGATCCCCGGCCAGAATGAGCGCCGTATCCAGCTGCGTGGCGACGCGCCGGGTAATGTCTTCCGCCTCATTACGACTTGTCGGGTTGGCGTCTGCGGCGGCAGAGGTCATTGCGCCACTGCACAAAATGACAATGAGCGTATTTATCGTCGCCGCAATTTGCTGGCTGCTTTCCGCGCGCTGGTATTCGGTACTGATCGAGGCGGCCAGCTTCTCAAATGCCGAAATCTTGTCGTTCACACCGCCGGCACTGTCCAGAATGGCGTTCACAACATCAGCAACACCCTGAACAAATGCGTCCGGGGTGGTCGAGGTGTTCAGAGTGGTGGTTTTGTCCAGCACCCCCTGACGGTCCATAACCGCCTGAGCGGTGACCTGCCCGGAGAGCGTCTGATAATCATCAACATCATCAGCATCCCGATCCCCTTTCAACCCCGATGAACTCCAGCCAACAACCCCTTTACTGTAGCGACCATAACGATTATTACCGAAGGTTGAGCTCAGCACGTTGCTGACGTTCGTCACCTCGCTGATGGTACTGTCCACCATGTTGGTCCAGAAGGCGATCGTTCCCTTAATCGTGTTAATCCCCTGGGTGACTCCACGGATTTCACTTTTCACTCGGGCGATAGTGCTGAGCACTGCCGTGCTGACCAGCTTCAGATAATTGGTTTTGACCGTCTCACCGGCCGCGGTACTGCCGGTCACTGCAAAAACTTTCAGCCCGGACTCGACAGCCATCAGCGTGAATTCAAAGACACGACCGGCATCTGCTGACCCGGATAAGCGAAGACCGTTTTCCGGTATGGCCACCGTCATTTCACCCAGGGTCGGGTGAATCAATGTGCCTGTGCCCTTCTCCTCACATGCATTGATGAGCGCCTGACGCTGGGTAATAACATCCCCGCCGCCATACATCTGGCTGTCCTGAATGAGGAAGCCACGAATAACAATCCGCCGGACACCACGCCCCATATCCTCTATCCAGGCAGTGTCACGATAAGGATATTCGTGCACCGCCTGGCGGCGACCGTGACTACCTTCCTCAGCAACAACGGCAAACGGGACACCCCGGAAACTGGAGGGTTGCAGTTTGCTCTGCCAGCCATCACTGGTATCGCCGCCCATCAGTGAAGAAATCGCATCCTGAATAATCGGCATTTGAACTCCAGGTATAAAAAAACCCGCCAGTTGGCGGGTTCATTGATTTTCGATATCTACAGGTTATCACTACAAAGACTTTTGGCCGCAGAGTACGCCTGACTTAGCCCATTAAGGGAAAAGTACATATTGGATGAACCGCGCACTTCCCCATTGCCGCTTGCTGGAACCCAGATAGCGAGATTCCCTCGACTTCCTGAATTCACTAATTTATTTAAGGACAACTTCTTGAATTTAAAGAATGCGAATTCTTCACCTTGAAGCATCTTAGTTTCTACCGCTTCAGTATCCTCTTTTTGCCCTGGGATTTTATAAGAAAGAGGCACATGGCCATTTGCGAGGTTTTCACTATATCCCCCCATAAGCATGCTCATCTCAGCCAAGGAGGGTTTACATTTTTCAGAAGTTGTCAGATAAAAACTTAAGTATGTCTCCTTGAGATTTTGATTGAGCGCCTCTGTCGCCACTTTATAAATAATCTGCTTGTCTGCCGCGAACTCAACAATATTCCAATCGCCGATCTTAAAGGCTTTCATTGCCCTGTCTGTATAGTCAGTTGCATGCAAGGCCGGGGGTATGAGCCCTATAGCCACTGCGATCAATGAGCAAAGAGATTTCTTCATGCTTCCCTCACCAAAATTTAGCATTCACCCAAATTTATTGCGTATTTTAGTAATTCATGGGTAAGGTTATCCGACCTCCGCTCTGAGTTTCAAACACTTTCCGATCCCCTTTTTCATTAACCGTCGTTATTTCGAGTTTAAGCTTGTTATCTTCCATAGCGCTTTTGAACGATTTGGTTATATCGTTTACGGATACAGAACCCGCACCCGATGTGGGCTGAACAATGCTGCCAGGCCTCTCCTGATTAATGCCTGATGGGTTCCCACCCGTATCGCCGCTGATAATGTCCTGGTAATACCCTAAAACCGCACCAGGATACGCGGCGTTCTCCCGCCCCCAGCGACTACGATCATAGCCGCCATTGTAATAGCGTAACGCTAACGGGATGTTTCCACCCGCATTCCGCATATTTTCCGCCATAATCTGCGCGCCTGCAAAAATGTTCTGCCGAGGATCGGTCCAGTCTGTAATGCCTGTAGACTTAAAATTAGACGGTATAATCTGCATAAGCCCACGGGCTCCAGCTCGACTAATGGCATAGGGGTCACCCCTGGATTCCTGCTTCATGATGGCTTTCAAAAGACGAGGATCCACGCCGTACTTTCCGCCCGCCTCACTGAGGAGATCGTCATACTGGCTGGTATTGTCGTTCTGGCGATAAGGGATTTTTTCATTGCCGGGGGCTTTTTGCGGCGCAATCACCGACATGTCACCACGCAGACGCTCTGCAGCATCAGTCGCGCCGTATTCGGCATCGTAACGTTTACGAACAGCATCGGTCATAAAACCGGCATCGACCGCCCCGCGCTCCCGGCGCGTGAGTTTATTATAAAGCTCTTTGTTGCCCTGAATGCGCCGTAACTTTTCAGCTTCATCCGTGTTGATAAAGCCGGCGGCGTGGGATAGTGCAGTCAAATCACCGTTGGTGAGCAAATCCGTAACGCCTTCCAGTCCGTTCTTAACGGAACCATCAGACATAACAAATTTCAGCACTTTTTTTTCTGATTTATTGATTAAGCCATCCCAGGCAGCGCCCAGCTCATTCATCGTCACGTTGACGTCTGAAAGCTGTTTATTCAGCCCGGGATCAACGGTCAGACCAAACTCATCAGCTTTCGCCAGCAGTTTTTTATAATTCGCGCCTTCACGCATCAGTGTCAGCAGTTCTGGCGTCAGACCCAGCCCGTCAGCAACGGATTTTTGCTGGTCAGGTCGCAGGGTTGGGAAAATTTTCGCAATCGACTCCAGTGTTTTGAGGGTATTCACTGAGCCATCACTGTTCTTTTCGATCTGCGCGCCAATTTGTGCCATTGCGGCCATAACACCCGCATTCTTACCGCTGGCTGCCTCATTGAGTGCTTTGAAAATACCCTCAATGGATGAGGCCGCACTTTCACTGTCTGCCCCCAGAATACGCATCGCGCCAGCCAGTTGCGTAAAATCCCGGACGCTCATAGCGGTGTTCTGCGCATGGGTATCGAGGTTGTAAGCCTCTTTTGCCGCTTCCCTGAAACCGTCAGCAACCTTTTTTATTCCGTATCCGACAACGCCGGCCGCACCAAAGGTAGCCATTTTACCGGCCAGCTCACCGACGATCTTCAGTGGAGGAATGATATCTCCGATGAACTGGACGTTATCCCGTGCACTACGGGCCATTTTATCCAGCCGTCCGCCGACATCATCCAGGCTATCAACCGTCTCATCACCGCCGAGGTTAAGCTTTTCCTGCGTCTCATCCAGGTGAGGGAGCAGGTTTTTAATGGCCTCGTTGATTTCATCAATGGTGGCGCTGACCCTGTCGTCCGCAATCAGCTCGAAATCGAATGCGTTACTCATCGCCCTGACCTCCGGACTTCAGTTTATTAATTCGCTTCGCCTGCGCCACCCACCAGAGCAGCCGTTTCTGGGTCATACCCCACGCCCTATCGTCACTCCACCCGAAATAGAAGGTGACGTCTGCCGCCACCTCCTGCCATGCGGTCAGGGCTTCCAGTTCAAAAAACCGAGCAGATACTCCTTACATTTGCAAAAATCCACATAGTCCATCGGTGCCAGTACGCTTTCTCGGGTGTCTGTCACCAGAGCGATCAGTAAGCGCATTGCAGCAATCGAGGTGGAGGATTCCTGTTTTTCGTAGAACTTCTCAACCTGAGTCAGCGTGGGGGCCTTCAGCTCCAGCTGCTCATAACGTATTTTTTGTGCGGCATCTTCCAGGGGAATGGTCAGAATAATGCTCTTCGAACGTTCTAATTCAGCCATTAATTAATTCTCCGTCACGTCGCGGCCTTCCCAGCGAACATCAAACACGGCATCTTCGCTTTCCACTTCCTGAACGTTGACCGTCCAGAGCGCGCGACCAATAATCGTTTTCCCGTTCGCCAGTTCGGCAATTACGTTAACGTTGGTCTGCCCGTTAAAACCCCGAACACTGGTGCCGCCGCTGTCACGCAGGCGTGCTGAGATATACCCGGCAACCGGTTTTTCCTTATAACCATGCACACCATCCATACCCGTCAGCGTAGAGCGGTTAACAGTGGATGGCTGGTATTTAAAGGAACCTTCCACCATGACTGAAATACCGTCCACGGTGACGTAGGCGGTACCGGCCAGGCGGTTAGAAGTGTCAGCCATGATTTATGCTCCTGTTGATTCAGCCTGCAGGCGGAACTGGTTAAGCAGCGCAAAAATACGCAGCTGATTGATGAGCGTTCCCGGCCACAGCACGTCAACGCGGTTCGGATTGGACGAATTTTGTTCAACGATAATATTTTTCGCGAACGCTTCTGCATCCTGGGCGTAACCGTTAAACACCAGCGTCTGGTATTCGGCGATCTGGTCAGCTTTGATGATGTTGGGCGTCACAATGGGCTGACCCGGTGCAAAACGGGTCCCGTCAGCAGCCAGTTTCATGCGTCCAAACTTACTGGTCACCGCTGTGCGGAGATAGCGGGTCACGAACATCAAGCTGAACAACGTTTCCACCTGCAGATAGCTGTCATCTTCATCGCCATAACTGTTTTTCTGGTAGGTGGTGATGATATTTTCTACGTTGACCGTCCCGTCGTCGGCGACGGTGTACGTTGAAATGCCGCTATACAGCAGGTTGTTACGCTCAGTGAGTTCGAAACGGTCCTGCAGATCTGGCGCCAGTACGCCATATACCGGCAGGCTCTGCAGCGGACGGCCCGGATCATTACGCAGGCTCGGTGCTATAGCCCCGGTCAGCGCAGCAGACCAGATATAACGAGGCGTTGGAGAGCGATAGACGCCCAGCAGCGTTTCATGCTGGTTATTTCTGGCCTCGCCTTTCGTCCCCAGCTCGGCGTAGGTTCCCGACGTTGTGCCGAAGGCGTGCCCGTACAACTGTTTATCCCACGCCCAGCGGCCGGAAGCATCGTTCAGAAACGCCTTCATGGCATCAAGAGAGGCCGTATCGTCGTAGGGATTGATGATGAAATCGAACGTTTTATCCTGCAGATTGCCGAGTGCATCCACAAAATCCGGAGAGCCGGCGCCGCCTGCCATCGAGGTAATGGTCAGGGTGAGACCTGCAAGCGTCGATTCCCCGCCCTGCGTCCCCAGATAGTTGAGGCGAATATCAATCCCGTTACCGAGGAGCCCCGCATTTTTAGCCGTCAGTTCAACCGTATCCGTCGCATCAGATTTTACGGCAGCGGTTACCGGGAGGTCGGTTTTTTTGGCGATAGCAGCCACCAGTGCTGTCGCAATTTGCGCCGGCGTATCGGTTGCCAGCACGGTGAGTTGCACGCGGGTCCCCGCGAGGTAGAGAGAGATTACGCCCGTCTCAGACGCCTGTGACGAAACCTTGATGCTCCCCTTCGCGGCCACCATTGACCCGGAGTCGTCCGCCAGCGGCAGGATCCAGATTTCAGCGGCCGTATCATTCTTCTGATAGGCGGTCATCATGCCATGCAGTTGTGACCCCTTACCGGTCAGCTCTCCCACGCCATTCGGCGAGGAGACTTTGACGGGGATATTGGCCTGCGTCGAACCAGCAGCCAGCATCTGGCCAATCAGCAAGGTTCGTTGCGTCGCCGTCGCCGTATTGGCCATGGAGTTGTCGAACTCGACGTAAAACAACGGCGTCCGGAGGTTACCGGGTACGCGAGAAAACGGAACGGTCATTTAAGCGTCCTCTTTTTTAGCGGTGTTCTTCACACCTTTTTCCAGCACCAGGCTGACATCGCCATCCTTCAACCGACGGCGCCAGAACGTATTATCAGGCACCTCTGCGCCATCTGCGGGTAAAGGTTCACCCCTGACGGGGCAGCGAACGCTAAGCCCGTCCTTTGGTTTTACAAACATGGATCACTCCTGCAGGTTGATTTTTATACCTGGCTTGAACGTACCGGCTGGCATTTCGACGGTGATATCGATCCCCTCCAGCGGAGGCGGGTCGATGGGATAAAAATCTTCCGGCCCCTGATAATGTTCGATATCGATTTCGAACAGCAGCTGGCCCATATGAGCCTCGCCGTCTGCATCAACATTGATCGTTGAGCGAACTTCGGCGTACTTTTGTATTTTCCGGGTCAGTTCATAACTGTTGATGACTGCTCGCTCTACCTGCTCACGCAAGTCTTCCAGCGCCACTTCTGCGCGCATCGCCCCATCATCATCCGTTTCACCGTCATACTCCTGCACCCGACCAGTGATACGGACAGTTGTCACGGTAGTGAAGGACGGCGTATTTCGCCCCATCGCCTTTTTATGGTCGAAAGGGGTCTGGATGAGTAAGGCGGGATATTCCACCGGAGATGTAGGCCAGTCACGCGGAGAAAAGACACGAGCAGCCGCGTCAGTGGCGTTGGTCAGCGCCAGAACCACCATCTTTCGAATGTCTGAAGCATTCATCGTTGTTTCGCTACATTAAGTACAAGTTTCGATCCGCCATGGCTATCTGGCTCTACGTTCATCACGACGAACAACTGATTAACAGGCTTTCCGCCGACGGTTTTAATAAACACACGATCGGATACAACCGGGAGTGCTCTGCCTAAGTTAGTGAACTCCGCGTCGCGCACCCCGAGAACCGGGTTCGTTGTATTTATGGCTGAATCACCGTCAAAATTTTCGGTCACGACAGCATAGCCACGATCGAAAATACCGTTAATCAGAAAAGAGGTACCGTCTTTAGGACGGTACTCATGCTCATCGCCAAAAATGCCATGTAACGGGCTTAAGAGATGTAAATCCCAGTCCACGCCCATCAGCTTACTCCGTTGTGATTTTCACACCACGCGCAGCAGATAATGCACGCTGCCGCAGAACCTGAACATCGGCAATCACACCAGCGGCCAGCAGACGCTCAGCATCCTTACCGGAAACCGGAATGCGGGAGTTTTCCCGGTAAACCTCACCGTCATGGCGAATGCAATTCCCTTTCAACACCACAAAATAGGGTTCCGCTGCTTCCTGAATATCTTCTTCAGCGACATCCTCATCCTCTGATGGGGCTCCTTGTTTATCGTCAAGCGGCTGGGACTCCTGAACGTTGCCGCCGGCATTCAGCTCGTCAACATTCAGACCATCAGCGGCAGTCCCTTCCGCATTCAGATCATCGCCCGGTGTAGTTTTGGTTGTTTTAGCCATATCAGACCACCGTCGCACAGAGGGATGCGTTAACCCGGCTCGGAATAACCAGCGGGGAGGATTGCATCAGGATAAGACGCTGGGCAGGATCTTCTTTCACCCAGGATTTTGGCGCATAGGCCAGAGGACCGTAATTAAATGCCGGGTCGAGGATGACGCCAAAGGCACGGGTACCCATCAGATCGGCACCACTCATAATGACAGCGCCATCGGGGATCATAGGCTTCTCGACGTTATCCAGCGGGTCAATAAACCAGTCGTTATATAACCAGAGGTCAAAGTTACCCCAGCGCCCTTTATAAATTGCGCCCTTCATTACCTGTGGGCCGGCGTTAATCTGGTTACCAAACGGGCTCAGCGCCGGGAATGTAATGGCGTTATCCTTGATGGTGGTATCCAGTCGGAATGCACGCCATGACTTATTCGTAAAGACCAGATCCGTGGCGACAGAGCCGGACTCTTTCAGGAAAGTAGTCTGCCAGATTTCAATGTCATCTGATGGCTGGGTATTGGTAGCGCCAGCTGCAACGGTCAGTGGCCATTTATCCGAGCCGCTAAGAGTGATGGTCAGATCCGAAGCACGCCCGAAATCCACCACCTGAGTTTCATAGCCCTCCCCGGCGACGGTTACGGTCCCGGACACCAGCGCACTCGCCGCCATCCATTCCAGACGACGGTTGATCATGTCAATCTGGTCAGTCATTTCAAACTGAAGGTTCAGCATTTCGCGCTCGGCAGCGGTATATTCCCCGCCAATACGCTCACCAATCTGGCGGCGGATAGGTTTGCGCAGGTCCGGCGCGCGCTTATCTTTGATGTATGCCGGTTTGAAGGTATTGGTCTGGTATTTACGGGATTCGACCAGCTTACCTTCCACCAGCGGGGAGACGAACGGCGCCATACGACGCAGGCCGACATCAACATCAATCGCCACTTCTTCAGTCTCGTAAGTTACGACATTCGGGAAGAAGCGATCGAGCAGCCAGTTCTGACTGGTTTTCAGGTTAGGAACAACCTGCACCAGCACGCTGGTATCAAAAATATTTTCCATATTCAGTCTCTTGATAGTGCCAGCCGCAGCTGGCAAAAAATTTAAACGAGCCAGCCCCTGCCGGTTAAAGCATTCGTCAGGAGAGCCGTGGGGGAAATCAGGAGGTGGTTACAGGTGCCTGGTCACTGTCTTTCAGGAAGATAGCCAGCGGTCGGAGCGCTTTTTTCAGGTCAGCGGTCGTCCAGGAGTTATCAAAAATAATTCGGTGCTGGTTGAATTCCCCCATCAGATACAGGCCGCCGTTCTGATCGAAAGACGATGCATCAACATCATCAACCAGAATAGCAACGGGTAACTGACTGCCATCTTCAGCCGTTTTCACACATTGCGTGTATTTCCCGCTGGCAGCCACCAGGCCCAGGACAGTACCACGCTTAAAGGCACCGCCCGTAATGATCCCGGTGTCAGTCACCAGCTGGAGCGTGCCAGCGACAAGCTGATCCGGAACAAACAGCGCGCTCTTCATGCCAGGCGCAAACGCATTCTGACCAAACTGATCCATTATTTCTCTCCTCTTGTGGAGTTGTAGAGGCCGGTCATTTTACTTACCAGCGCAGACTTTCCGGTCTCTTTCTGTCCGCTATCCGGATTAAGCCGGACCTGGTGGCTTTCCTGCATACGCTGATCGAGAGAGCGTTTACGGGATGGCTGAGATGCGGCTGCGGCCGGAGCCGAAGAGGCTAGGACATTAATTGCTGCCGCAGAACTCATCCCGGTATTGAAAGCCAGTGACGCGGCCAGTGAAGGATTCGCAGCTGCATGCTTACTGCCGAAAATACGGGCGCAGCGTTTACGCTCAGCAGCGCGTGCATTTTTTACCGCCTTACTCTCTTTGCGATCGTCGTCGCCGTCGTCTTCAGAATCATCATCTTCTGACGCATCCGGATCATCGCAGTCATCTTCAGCATCATCGTCGCGTTCGTCTTCTTCCGCGTCGTCGTCGCGCTCATCATCATCGGCATCTTCTTCGCGCTCATCCTCTTCCGCGCGACGGGCTTTCGCTTTTTTGGCTTTTTTATCCTCTTCTTCCTCAGAAGCGGAAAGGCCAATACCAATGAGGTGAGCAAAACTAAACGTCTTTTTCTTTGCCATTTCAGGCTCCTGTTTTTTCAAGTAAGTTTTTGAACGCAGCGTCAGGAGGACACACCTCATCAGCCAGTCCAATTTCAACGCCATCAGCAGCCATAAAACAGGCGGCCTGGGTACTTTTTATAACCTTTGCGCTAATCCCCCGGTTTCTGGCAACAGTGTTCACAAACAATTCGCCCATGGTGTTAATGTCCTGCTGGATGGCGGCCAGCGCTTCATCTGACAACTCTCTCAGCGGCGAACCTTCAGCCTTGCGGGATCCATAGGTGATGATCGTAACTTTAAGACCGTCATCTTTAATCCGCTGCGTCCAGTCAAGGTGCATGGTGATCACACCCACAGAACCCACTCCGCCGGTGCGCGGAACAGAAATCCGGTCCGCTGCACTGGCAATGGCATACGCAGCGGAATAAGCGCTTTCCGTCAGAATGGCATGGATAGGCTTTTTCCCCCGGGAGCCGTAAATGACATCAACCAGATCGAAGCATCCAGCGACCTCGCCGCCGGGTGAGTCGATATCCAGGCAAATGCCCGAAATGTCGGGATCTTCCATCGCAGTAAGAAACGCCTGACGAATGCCGTCATACCCTGTCATTCCACTGTACGGACGCAGACTGCCCAGTTTTTGCACCAGCGTTCCGCATATCGGGATGACGGCGACACCCAGCACATTGTCATAACCCGGATCACTACGGGATTCACGTCCCCGGTTATCGTCATATCCGTACCAGTCATCCTCCATGGCAAGAGAAGATTCGATTTTACTGATACCAAATCGGTCCATTACGGATGCCATGATGACTTCGGCTTTACTCGGGTGCAGCGCCAGCGGGGTGTTAAATAATCGCTGGGCCAGATGGGGTAGATTCACTTTTCCTCCGGATCGGTAATGGTCTGGCTCGCAAACTGGTCAGCCTGTGCCCAGCTCGGAAGCGGTAATCCGCGTTTAAGACATGACTCAATTTCTCTCTGGCGCTGATCAAGCACTTCTTCCCAGTCTTCACCGACGTTTTCACCCACCTCAATCTCGAGGGTGGAAAGTCCGGCATCCAGACCAAGAATGGCGCCTTTTTTCTCTGCAACCGGATCCACCCAGCCGCGCCCTGGCCCCATCCAGCGCGCGCGAGAATACGCGGCTCTGGCGTCAACAAAATCAGGTGCGCCTGCGGGCAGGGGTAAATCCTCATTGTCGTGAACTTCTTCAACAAAGGCGGTGAGAATGGGCTGAGCGAAGCCGGTAGAAAAATCGTCCCGGCGGCGAGTCAGTGTTTTCCATGCCTCCAGCAACGAGGAGCGTGCAGAACTGTAGTTAACGTCAGACCAGTCCTGGGTGACCTGCTGTGGGGACAACCCTGTTCCTGAAGAAAAATTACGGAGAACAGCAGATTCGAAGACTTCAAAATTGCTATAGGGCCGCGCCGCGTTAACCGTCGTGATTTTCTCACCAGGATAAAGAATGGGCATTCGGGCACCATTCTGAAGTGTCAGACGCCGATCGTTATGGAACTCAACACGCCCGTCCTGATAAGTGCCTAACTCCGACTCGTCATAGGTCTCGCCCAGGGCAGACTGAACCATCGCAGGGTCATAGGGTGACTCAATGTAAGCGGCGAATATGGCATTAAGAATTGCTGCCTCAAGCTCACTCTGGTCATACTTCACCAGCATTTTCAGACGCTGAATAACCGGAGTCAGGATGCCGTTACCGCGGTGCTGCGCGCCACGCTCATGATCAAAATCGTGAACCACATGCGGGCGGCCCCAGTCAGTTTCACGCGGGATACGCTGCCACGTCATGGTTTTAGCCCCGCTCCACCAGTCACCGATATGGGCCTCCCTGATGTGGTAAGCAACCGGCGCACCGTCCGCATCAATTTCAACGCCACCACGGACATTTGGCATATCGAAATTCTGCTGAGGATTACTGAGGCGGTCAGGATCGACAATCTGTACCGTGGTGGCGTAACGCCCTCTTCCGGGACCAAGCCTGTCAGTTCTGTACTGGAGAATGGCCAGAGCATCCCCGTCAATAAGCTTGTGACGAAATCCCAGGCGCAACATCTGCGACACGGTGAGTTTTCGTTCAACATCACAATACCGGCCAGGATCGTTACTCCAGGTCCGCCAGTGCCCGTCCAGTGCTTTTCCGTACTCTTCCGCCCAGGACGCATCAAACGCCTTGTTTCCGGTGATCATTCTGAGAACACGGTAATCGGGTTTCATGATGGGGCGGAAGTTGGCACCAACCGCATTATCCAGCAGACGTGTGACCGCACCGTTTGCCCAGCCGTCATTACGGACCAGATCGCGTGCGCGGGACACGATGCGATCCCGGTAAATGTTAATTTCATTGTCCGGGGACCACAGCGCGGGTTGCCAGTTCGCCAGTTGATCGCTGAAAGAGTCAGCTGCGTCATAAGGTACGCGGCTCCCCCCCACCAGCATAGAGGGACGCTGCTGTCGCAACGGCTGCCCATCAGAGCCCAGTATCTGTACTTTATTCATCAGAATCTAAACCTCGCTGGTTTCCGGGGACGAGAGATAATCCCCAGTTGCGCCTGCAGAAGTTTAATCAGGGCCAGCAGATTAGCCAGGGTGCTTTGCTGATAGGACACTGATCGCGTCCCGTCTCCCTGCGTATAGGAAAACGAAACACCGTGGCTCCCGGTTGCTAAATCAATGTACGCCTGCTGAGCTTTCGCAAGCGCATCCCTGAGCTGATCGTCAGTCATTGCGCCGGCAAGCAGGCTGGTGTTCCGGTTGAACATGATTTTCCTTATTTCGGCAGGAGTTGCGATATTCGCTTACGTTTGACCGGCGCTGGTTCTTCAATAACCGCACCCGGCAGCTCGTAATTGATTTTTTCTTCCTGTCCAACTGGCGCTGGCAGGAACTTATCCGGATCGGCTTCGAGGTTGGCGGCCCGGACGTTGAGTTTTAACCCCATATGTTTGAGACCGCACAGCGCGGCATAGCTGTAAACGAGGCAGTCAAGCGCTTCGTTAGCTCGTCCTGGTATTGCTTCCCAGATACTGTACCGCTGCCCGGAAATGACTTTGTAAACCAGTCGCTCCGCCAGCAGCTGATTGAAGTACCCGAGATCGCGATCGTCAGGAAAATGCATATAACCCGCAGCGGCGGCGCCAGGTTTGGGTGGCTCAAGATGCAGGCGACCGCGTATCACGTCTTTCGCGGAGTTAACCCCCAGAATGACAGGGCGGAAACTGGCTTTGCTTTTCGATGATGGTCGTTTGGTCGGCCAGACAGGATTGCGTTTGCCTCCCTGTGCAGACTCCCCCTTAATTGCCCAGACACGACGGCCAAGACGCTCTTTGGCGAATTCGTATACCTTCTGCGTATGGTGGCCGCCGGAGTCCATGCACGTTGCCATGATATTCAGGCCGCGCCCGTCACCACGTCGCCAGATCTGTTTCAGGTATGCATCCAGTCGCTTCCAGGGTTCTTCCGTCTCAAGGTCACCATAAATAACGTCATGCGCGACCGACCACGATTCTTCATCTCTCCCCCAGCCGGTGATCGTAATTTCGAAGCGATCGTCCTGGGTATCAACTCCAGCTGTTAACAATGCCACCCCGTCCGGAACGACGGCCGGAAATATTTCCCGGCGCGCCAGCAGAACATCAACAGGGAGCTGTTTCCCATGATTAGGTCGGTGCGGAAGCCCCATCTGGGTATTCCACCACGCCTGTTCCTTATCCGGATCGCCCTTCGCATCGATATATTTTTTCGCAATATCCGACGGCTTATCTTTTTGCCAGGGGCTGAAAAGCTTGGATGCCTGGTACCCCGCGTGGTGGTTATCGACTGCCTCCTTTCCACAGGAGGGGCAGATTGCGCGATAGACCGCATGCCGTTCCGACTCTGACCATTGCCAGACCTTTTCAACGCTGCCCTCGTCTGCCGCCCGCCAGGCAAGGTCATAATCCATCAGCGGTGAGTGCCGCTCCCCGCAGCACTCAAATGGGCGCGTCTGATGCCATCGAATAGTGTGCAGAGCTCTGAGGCGCTGTCCTTCGGACCAGCCACTACCACAGCATTCGCAATAGAGCATCGCCGATTTAGTCAGGTGTTTATCTCCCTCTTTCGGCCACTGAACGTGTTTGAAAAAGTCGGGGAACTGGCGGTGGCCACAGTGCGGGCAAACCACAGATGCCCGGCGCTGATCGGAGTCGGCGTAGCTGTCAGCAATGCGGCTCTCATCCTCCACCGTCGGCGAACAGGCGCGTACAGACAGCCAGGTCAGGCCAAATGTCGCTGTACGCTCTTCGGCCAGCGCAATTGGATCGCCTTCGCGGGTTATCGGGTACTTGTCCACTTCATCCGCCAGCAGGACACGAATCGGACGACGCGCAAGGTTATCAGGGCTACCAGCACCCGCCAGCGCCAGAAATCCGCCAGTGAATGCCTTGTAAAGAATGGTTTCTTTCGAGCTTTTCTGTTTCGAATCACCGATGATTTTACGCAGTACCGGCGTCACCCTTACCAGCGGGCTAATACGCTCTTTCGAAAACTGTTCAGCGGCTTCTTCTTTCGGCTGCAGCAGCAGTATCGGACAAGGATCGAGGTGGGCAAAATAGCCAAAAAGGTTTTCCAGCAGTGCTGTCTTCATCAACTGGGTACAGCACATTACAGTGATGATATGAACCCCGGACTCCGTCGCGGCAAGCATCGGTCCGCGGGCAATTTCTACCGTCGATGTTTCCCAGTTTCCCGAAGTGCTCCCAGCCTCTTTTGCCAGCTTACGATAGTCATCTGCCCACTGCGGCACACTGATACGCGGCGGGGGTGTCCAGCCTTTGCGGACGCTTAATTCAAGACGCTCAATCTTCTGCCGGGTTAAACTCTGGCTCTCCGAGGACTGAGATGTGTTTGTGGACATGTTCAATCAGCACCTCTGTCATCCTGTCCGCCGGTACATCCAGATCAGCAGCCATTAGCGGCGCCACCCTGGACGGCCAGTTAAGCCAGGCATCACGCTGTTGGCGAAAGGCGTTGAATAAAACCTCCTCGGCTGCTGTCAGCTCAATAAGCTGGCCGCTGTCTTTTTCATACTGCAGCTTTGCCTGCAGGGCCATGTAATTCTCGCGGATACGTCCCGCTTCCTCTCTCGAAAGATCTGCCCCTTCAGTGAGCATTATCTGGCGGACAGTTTTATTGATTTCATCACCGTCATCATCGTTATCGCTAACGACGGGAGTTTTCTTTTTCTTCGCGTTCGAGGCGCGCGGGTCTTTGCCATCGCGGTTTTTCTTCAATGCCGCATCGCTGGCCTCTACGTCAATCAGGTCTCCGTCCATCACAATGAAGCGCCCGGCTTTAATCCACCGGCCAATTGTTTTGCGATCCACACCTGAATGTTGTGCGTACTGACTCTGGTTCATCGTGGTCATGGGACATCACCTGGGACATTTTCTGGGGTGGGACATTCGCCTGGGACATTTTTGCCATGTCCCACCAGAATGTCCCACTGGAATAAACTGGAATAGCCAGAGCTGGCGAGGTGTCCGTAATGATCGCCAGAGGTGGGACATGGGACACAAATCTGAAAGTTGTAGCTAGGAAAACACCGCGGCGCGCAATGCCCGTACCTTACAAAAGTCTCAGGAAGGACCCAAAACCCAGAAGGGGATCTCCGCACCCTGATTTGCCTGTCATTTCGCCACATCAGGCTCAATGGTATGCTGGCAGTTCTCACACAGCCCGCAAGGATAAGAAATGGCAAAATTTAGTGTTCGTGTCGAATTGAGAAATTCTCAGGATGCTGATTACGATGAACTTCATCAAAAAATGGAGGATCAAGGGTTTTCCCGAACTGTTGCAATGACGACGAGTGATAGCGTTCTCATACTACCTAATGCCGAATATAGCTATGAAAGCGAGACAAAAGATAAAGCTGCTGTCGGTGAGTTAGCTGAATCAATTGCAGAAAAGATACGCAAGAATCCCAAAATCATGGTAACTAAATCAGGTGGCCGCTGGTTCGCCAACCTTGATGATGCTTAACCCTCATGATCACCTGAATCAAGGGCGTTTTTTGCTAACCAAATGCGGGCTTCAGTGCCTGCATTTGGCTCTAACTCCTGAAGACGCTTTACATCCTCAAGCAGCAGCGCGATAACATATTTAAATTCTTTTTCATCCACTTCAGTACCCTCTCACTAATTCATTGAATAGGTTATTTTGCTGTCCTGATAGCTTCAGCTATAGCTCGGCTCAGTGCGGCAGGCATCAATGCTTCAGCCATCGCCTTTGAGCGGTCCATATACCCGAGTACAGGAGTCACAGGAAGCGCATCACCAAACCTCACCAGCAGCTTAGGAGAGCGCTGTTTCGGCTTCGGCCTGCGCGTACCGTTCGCTGAACGCTTTGCCCGTTTCTTCTTCGACTTCTTCGGCTTCCTACGCTGCCAGACAGCGTTGACGCCATTCACCTCACCGACGAACACATTCGGCTTCGCTTTCATCTGCGAAAGCTTATTGCGCGGCATGTTTCCGTATTTGTTCAGCTTGATGTTCTTCGGGTTGAGCAGCGCCTGGCTGTTCAGCTTATGCTCACCGCCAAACTCAAAGGGCTCCAGGTATTCAGCGGCGATATCACGCACATAAACTTTCGCGCGGAGGTTGTTCTTTCTGGCCCCCGATGAGCCCACAGCATTAACCGTGAACGGCGTCGGCGATTCCAGCTTTCGCCCCAGTGCGACTTTTTGCGCTGCGGCAATTTCTCGCACGACTGTTGTCATTGCCTGCGCCGTGGCGAAGGGTATTTGTTTCTGCAACTGCGTTAACTGACTGGAAAGGTCCTTAAGCGTTGCCATATCATTGACCACCTAGTTACAGTAATTAAGATCAGTTTGCTCATAAAGTTGACAATAAAAAACCGCCCGTAGGCGGTTAGTCGAACATTTTATCAAGTTGCTTAGCTAGAGCTCGGTTAAACAGCTCCTTCGAAACTGTCATCAGCGTGCCCATACTGGCATCTTTGAATCCGGTTTTTAATGTTGCCCAAACCTCTTTGTTACGGAGAGCATCCAAGAAGTCATGCCCCATCGCGGTCAATCGCAAGGGCATTACAGCCCAGTGAGTCATTCCGTCTAAAGACTGAATAGCACCAAAGCCGGGCTCTCCATCACTCCTGATAATCAGCCCTCTATCCTCAAGCAAACGCATATGAAACACAAATGTGTCAGTTTCACAATTGAACCCTAAATCATTTAATCGAATAATATCGGTATCAGGTGAATCCGATGCCTCGAAAGCCTCGAGCAAACCTTTAAGGTATTCTTGATCTATTTGCATAACCCCTCCGTATGTAAAAGGTTAATTTAACATCAATTTAAGCACTGCTCTTTGATGTATTCCTGCAAATATCCAACCTGTTTCGTCACTGTGACGATTCGCTCTCTGAGGGTGAAATAATCCCGTTCAGCGGAGTCAGTAAGTCGGGGGCCGGTAACATCGCCCAGGCCGCCGGTGCTGGTCGTTCCGTTCGCGGGACAGTTTGCGTTGAGCTGCAGCCGCTTACGGCCAGCAATGACATCGCTATGCAGACGCTCAATGGTTTCTTTCGCATCAGCCAGTTCTCCGGTGTATTTGGCATCCAGTGCAGCGACATCACGCTGGCGGGTCTGCATGTCTTTAATGGTGGCGGTCGCCAGGAGGAGTTTCTCAGTGGCCTTATCGCGCTGGTCTCTGTAAGTGATGGCGTTGTCGCGGTAGTGATTGACAGCCCATCCAAGCGATACCAGCAGAAAGATAATCACAGCCCATATAGCTGCGGTTACGCGGCTCATGATTTTGGCTCGTTTACCGTTCCGCCAGCCTCTTTGAATTTGGCGATTAGGTTATCTGCTTTGTGCTCAAACTGACCGTAACCCGCCCCGGGGAGTGAGGCCCAGATATTGCTGCAGCGATCGATGGCCTGACGAATGTCGCCAGCGTCGATTAAATCCAGCGCGCGGCGTTCTTTAATCTGCTGCAATGCGACAGCATCCTGACTAGCCGGTGAGAAATCTTTCAGACCAAGCTGCTTGCGGTAGGCATCCCACCAACGTGACAGCAGTTGATAACGACCGGCGGCCGTGGATTTCAGTTTCGGATTCAGCGTTACCAGTTTGCGGGGGTGATCTGAATAATCGGTGAACAGCGATCCTCCGACAATCACATCGTAGCCACGGTTCTTTGTCGGTTGTCGGCCATTGTCAGTGCCTTCTGACCAGGCCAGCATGTCGAGGAATGCTTTCCGCTGTGAGTTAATTGCTTGCATCGTCCACCCCTACCTTCTTGGCAGTGAATTTCTTGATAAGAGACCCGATTGAAGCGGTACCAAGATAGCCAATAAAAACACTGCCGATATAGGCAAGGTTTGTACTCAGACCGATGAACACGAGAATGTCTCTTACGAACCAGGCAAACATCGCGCACATCAATCCATCAATAAGCGTTTTTGATAGCGTGTCACCGTTATACCGGCCACGCAGATACGCCATGATGAATGCCAGGATCGCACCAATGCCCTGCTCTTTGGCAGCTAGCAAAGCAGCAATGAAATCTTGTTTGTAGGGCATCTTCATAGTCTCTCTCCTCGCGGTTGTAGCGGGAGCTGTGCGTAGTAGGGGAAAGGCCGTCAGACTCTGATTGCTACATGGCATCTGAAAATGATATCTGCGGCCTGCAATAAAAAAGCCCACGGCGCGGTGGGCAATAGAGGGTAGTGCGTTGAGCTTTTGCTCTTATGGTCCTGGTAGGTATTTTGCGGGACAGGAAGGATTCGAACCTTCGACCATTCGGTTAACAGCCGAACGCACAACCGCTGTGCTTCTGACCCGGAAATAAAAAGCCCCGAGCTATTAACTCAGGGCTGTTTTTTGATTGTTAGCTGGTAACCAGCCAGAACGCAATATGTCTTCACGATTCATACTGCGCCACTTCTAACAAACACAAACCTCTCAGCTTGCGATGGTTGGAGTACCAGACGATGCGTCGAAGATACCAACTAGGCGGTTTAGTGGTGAGAGCCGCCTCTTTCGCCTCACAACCCTAGCTCTTTCGCCTTCGACGTCCGAGCATACACTGATTATGCATCTTCAAAACTTGTTTTCAAGTCTTTTTTGAAAGTTTCTTTATTTTCGATGCCAAGTTCTGCAATTAACGTGAAGAAGACAGCAGAATTGAACAACTCGATACACCAACGAACACGATCGATGCACTGTTTTTCAGTCAAAAAAGGTGCGTGGTGATACTGCATCCAACGGGCCATGTCGTTAATGGTCTTACGCCAGGTGTAATAGTCCTTCCCGATTTCGTAGACAATGCTGTTTTTTGGGAATGATTTGAGGATGATCCGCTCCATGAATTCGGCCTCTTCCTCGTCAGCGGCATTACCCATCAGGTCAGATAGTGACTTCTTAGGCCAGACAATAGCTTTTGCCTGGTTGATCAGCTGATCTCCGGTGAAACCCATCTTTCGCAGGCCGGCCAGCACAGTGGTGATCCGCTCCTGTTGCTCTCCAGTCCATCCTGTAAGAATCATCGACCACATCCCGCCACCGTCAGTCAGGTGCTCCGTACCACTCCCGCCAAACTCTCTGCCCCACAATCCAAGCAGAGAGCGAACCCAGCGGCTTTGCGATGGTGTGAGGCGGCGATATTTACCCAGGTATGAACGGCGAGGAACGGCGGCAAGCTTCATCCATGAACATTCAGGATCGGCACGCAGTACAGAAGCTTTCTGGTAATTATTGATTTCGGTGCGGGTCATGCTGCCTCCTTCTGTTTCAGTTCTTTGAGCTTCGCGCGGTAATGTGCTGCCAGTGCGTCGAGTTCTTCACGGGTCCATTTCTTTGCGTCGTGTGGGCCCATTAGACGGTCGTAAGCTGCCTGTCCAATCTTGGCGATCAGGCGCGGGCGGTATTCGCCGATATTCCCTGACAGGTATGAGTTGCAGGCCTCACACTGGATATGGCAGTTGGTTTCGTCGTAGCGGGTTTCTGGCGATGCGCCGACAGTACGGAAATGACCAGCGTTCATCTTCGCCCCGGAGTTACGCCCACAACTGATGCACGGCTGCCCTGCATCACGCTGGCGAATAAACGCGTTAAACGCTGTCTGAGTGCGTTTGTGATATTTGCTAAGCGGTTGCAAGGCTTTCTTGCGGATCTTCAGCTCACGGCGTTCCTGCTGAGCTTCCTGCTTGCGTTTGCGATCGGCTGCCAGTTTCTTCTTCGCTAACAGCAACTGGCTGTACTCGAAGCCATGCTCAGGACAGCACCACCAGACGTTGTCGTAGGTGGCAGTGAATTTGGTCTTGCAGATTTTGCAGCTGCGGCGGGTTGGTTTACGCATTGCGATCACCCCACTGCTTAGCCCATTCAATTTCTATGCGGGACTTGTCGCTGAATTTGACGTTTTGCTGAGTGCCGAACCAGTAGATAGCCTCGATGACTTCAACCATCTGCTTGACCGTCATCTGGCTGGTACGCTGCCCGAACATAACAATTCCGCCATCCAGGCCGGGAGCCATGCGTTGCTCCTGTTTCTTGGACTTGGCGACCATTGCGGTTATCAAATCCTTCCAGTCGTCTGAGTCGTATTTGTTGCCGAACCAGAGAACCTGATCGGATAGGTCTTTCAGCAAAGGCCATAATTTACGGTTTTGCTGTGCGGTGCGGGCCATCTCTTTGATGTCGAGAATCAGCGGGCGCTTGGCGTCTACCGGTAACTCACGGATGAAGTTGATGGCGTTCTGCTTGACGGTGTCATTGACGAGGTGGAATTGCTGTTTCATACGCCACCTCCGAGAGGTAACGCAGAATGCAGAAAATCGCAGGTGCATTTCTGCATCTGTGACAAGGTGAGGAGTTCAGATTGTGGTCGCATTTAAGTCCCCTTAAATGCGCAGAAGTCACCAATGGGTGTTCAGGCCATCAGCAAAGAAAGTATGGACGGTTGATTCAACAAAATCAACTCAAGAGAAAGGCCTCCGAAGAGGCCTGTTTGTTATGCGTCGAATGGGTCAGACATTATGCGATACCACTGATGGCGAACTGAGTGGGCAGGCGACACCGATAGGATGCTTACCATTGCAGATAAAGCACCGCATCTCACTAAGCACCTGAGGATGGGTAGTTATCGTCTGCGTAGGATTACCCTCGCTCAATGCATCCCGGAACGCGACCGCTACAACCTTCCCGCCCAAAGCTTCCATATGGGCATGTACTGGCGGCTCCTTTCCGTCTTCGAACTCAATGACGAAAGTAAACTTGCCCATCACTTCACCTCCTGCTGCGGTGCTGCTGGCAGTTCCATCCAGTGAGTTACGCGCCCGCCATTATCACTTTCAACCCACCACCGCTCACCATTCCATGAGCAGTTCCACTGATAGTGGCTTTTACCAAGGCAATTCTGTTCTTCGACATAGCACCAATAACGACCTTCAGCTTCCGGCATCCGCTCGCTTACCGGAATCCATGCACCCGGAGCTACTGGAGACTTGCCATCCTGAACGGTAGGCATATCCGGACCTTTGCGAATCGCCCTGGCAAGCTCGATTGGGTCGTCGTACAACCAGTCACCTGTTTGCGGATGATTTGCTTCTGCCAGTTGTGCAGCCCACTCCAGACCGTCTTTGTGTCCTTGCAGATAGTCCAGCGGTAACTCATCACTATTACTTACAGGTTCGGCCTGAAGCATGGCGGCGCGGCAGGCGTTAAATCCATAGATATACGCCCCCTCTTTCGTCAGTGCTTTGACGTACGCAGGTGCTTCTTTGCATTCCTCCGGCACCACCGGCGCTCTCGGTCTGCCCTGCCTATCTGACGGCGCTAACGGAGCGTTTCTCAGTACAGTGGCCAGCATTTCAATATCTACTGGTGCAGGCTCAGCACCAAATGCCGCAATAGCCCCATCAATAACCTTCACAGCATCAGCCATTGCGTAGCCGAGATTTCCACCGTCGCTTTGTGCTGCTGCTTTGCTGAGTATTTCGCGTATCTGGTGCAGGCGATCGAGTGATACAGGACCGTTCGCCGGGTGGTTAGTTGTCATGCTGATGCTCCTTCTTGATATTTTTCAAACCAGAACACAACCGGCTTTTCGACAACTTCAACCAGGCCAAATCGTTCAGCAGTGCGGAAGTTGACGCTATATGAGCGAGCACGTTCTGCCTGCCGCGTAATTTCTTCCCGGAATAAGTCCACGCTGAATGTGGCTTTAAACAGGTTGCAAGGTGCGCAAGCCGGGAAAAGATTTTCGATAGCATCATTCTCAGGTCGCCAGAATTCCCCGGTTGCAACAGCACGCCGGGTTCCATTGGACTGACGTTCGCCAAATTCCCACTTCCGCAATGCAGCCTCAACATGGTCAGCATGCCAGCCTTTCTCTGGTAGTTCGCACCCACAATAAGCACATCGACCGCCAAACTTCATGCGTAGCTCTGCACGTTGTTTTTTCGTCAGTGCCATCTCACACCCCCTTCACGCCAATGCCAGCGGCGCGGATTGCGTCGGCACATTCTTCCAGTGCAAAGTTATATTTATCAGCAGCCAGACCGTAACCTTTCGGGTACGGCGTTGGTAGCATCACCTCCCGTGTCTCCAGCTCTGCGATCCGATTCTCTTCGGCTTCCAGCTCATCCAGCAGCGCCAGCACAGCTTCCGGGCTTGCTTCATCCTGCCAGGCATCAGAGGTGTCACTTACAGAGCGGAGCATGATTTCTTCCTGCGCCGCTTCACGCAGAGCCTGTTTGTTGATTGTCATTGGGCTGTCTCCCAGCAGATTTGAACCGCATAACTGCTTTTAACTCGCTTCACTGCACCGAGAGCCTCAAGCTTTTTCAGGCGGCGCAGTACATACGCTGTCTTGATGCCCTTGTATTTATCGCGTAACCAGTGAGTGACCACATAGGTCATGCAATTGCCATGGTCACGAAGCACCTGGATGATTTCTTCATCGGTTGGCTTGCTCATAGCGCGGCTCCTTTGCGAAGTTGGGCGGCGAACTCTGCTAACGACTTCTCGGCATACTCTCCAGACAGACCGTCTGCTGCTGGGTCGTTTGCCAGGTCTTCTTTTGCAGTCAGAATCATGCGCATCACGTCGTAGACTTCTGCCAGTGGATTATCAACAAACCCGTGGTTGTATGCGGCTGCGAGGCGGCTGGCCGCATAGTTGATGCCCTCATTACGCGCACTGGCCCGCACTTCAGCCATGAAAGCGTCGGTCGCTGGGGTTTCCATTGCAGCCTTCAGCACGTCGACATACCAATCGACATAGCGGTAATCCAGCATGCCGTCAGATTGTTCAATCCACATGTCATCAGCAATAGCGAACTCAGCCGCTTTTTTCAGCCCCACATTCTCCGCCGCCAGCTCCCTGCACTTGCTCTCGGCGTTAGCGAGCTGTTCTGCCATGTCTGTGACTTCGGCTTCAAGTTTTTCAGCATATTCAATCAGGAGATCGATTCTTTCCGGCGTTACGGTTTTAACGTATTTGCAAATCGATGACGCATAATTATCATCCTGGAGTGTGCCAGCCAGACCGTAACCTTTCGGGTACGGCGTTGGTAGCATCACCTCCCGTGTCTCCAGCTCTGCGATCCGATTCTCTTCGGCTTCCAGCTCATCCAGCAGCGCCAGCACAGCTTCCGGGCTTGCTTCATCCTGCCAGGCATCAGAGGTGTCACTTACAGAGCGGAGCATGATTTCTTCCTGCGCCGCTTCACGCAGAGCCTGTTTGTTGATTGTCATTGGGCTGTCTCCCAGCAGATTTGAACCGCATAACTGCTTTTAACTCGCTTCACTGCACCGAGAGCCTCAAGCTTTTTCAGGCGGCGCAGTACATACGCTGTCTTGATGCCCTTGTATTTATCGCGTAACCAGTGAGTGACCACATAGGTCATGCAATTGCCATGGTCACGAAGCACCTGGATGATTTCTTCATCGGTTGGCTTGCTCATAGCGCGGCTCCTTTGCGAAGTTGGGCGGCGAACTCTGCTAACGACTTCTCGGCATACTCTCCAGACAGACCGTCTGCTGCTGGGTCGTTTGCCAGGTCTTCTTTTGCAGTCAGAATCATGCGCATCACGTCGTAGACTTCTGCCAGTGGATTATCAACAAACCCGTGGTTGTATGCGGCTGCGAGGCGGCTGGCCGCATAGTTGATGCCCTCATTACGCGCACTGGCCCGCACTTCAGCCATGAAAGCGTCGGTCGCTGGGGTTTCCATTGCAGCCTTCAGCACGTCGACATACCAATCGACATAGCGGTAATCCAGCATGCCGTCAGATTGTTCAATCCACATGTCATCAGCAATAGCGAACTCAGCCGCTTTTTTCAGCCCCACATTCTCCGCCGCCAGCTCCCTGCACTTGCTCTCGGCGTTAGCGAGCTGTTCTGCCATGTCTGTGACTTCGGCTTCAAGTTTTTCAGCATATTCAATCAGGAGATCGATTCTTTCCGGCGTTACGGTTTTAACGTATTTGCAAATCGATGACGCATAATTATCATCCTGGAGTGTGCCAGCCAGGCCATTACAAAATTTGCGGTTCCCTTTTGTCGCCTTGATATCGGCGATGATTTTTTTAACATCTGGTTTCATGCTGACACCCTCCCGTAAAACGCCAGTGCACGCTGCATCGCCGGGCTGTTCCGGCACTCCTGAAATATTCCGTTGGTGCAGCTGCGTGCGGTACCGGCCTGCTCTTCCTGCGTGGCCAGGCGATAAGTCACCGTTCGCCAGACCTTGCTCACCCGGATAATTTTTCGAGACTTTTCCAGATCGATGGCGTTCTTCGTGATGCAGTTGATGGTCATGCCGCACTCTGTGGCCACATCCTTCGCGGTGAAGGTCCGGTGCGTTTCGAGATAACGCAGAATTGCCTGTTTGCCTTTCATTGGATAAGCCCTCTCTCTTTCCCGCGCTGATACTCTTCCCAAAGCCATTGGGCCGGGGTTAGAGCTCCGAGAGTCGCTGCGTTTGGCATGCACCCGAAGCTTTTTCCTTCCGGGTGATAACCGGCCTGACGGCTCACGTGATTTGTCGGGATCACTTCATCAGAATTCTCGAGCGCCAGGACGGGGGATGGTATTTTTTCCCCACCAGCAACTTTCAGCGCCCATTCCTCAAGTTTTTTTGACGCGTATTTTTCAGTTTCAGCCTCGCTCAGCTGGCGCTGGTACATCGCTCTGCGCGTATCGGTCACAATCCAGTACATGACGTCATGAGACCACGGGAAAGCTTCTGCTCCGCCGGTATGCAGCCCTTTTTCGCGGCTATACCGATGGAACTCATTCATCACATCAGCCAGGCCAATGCCAAGTACCGTGCCGCTATCCTTGCACCATTTGATGAATTGCCCCGGAGAAGGCCAGAAGGGTGATTCACTGGCGCGGGCATGCCGTACACCTGCGGAAAGTTGTTCGCGGGTGCGGATCCCATTCTCTGAAAACGCTGCGATCCACTGACGCTTTGCCGTTTTCTCGTCTGCGTCAGTTTTCAGGTTTGTCTGCGTAGACGCAGGGAAAATCTGCTTCAGCTGCCGAAATAGAGAATCAACAAGCCCCTCAGCCTCAGGGTTGATAACCTTCTGCTGGTCGGTACTTCCGTTCGCCATTCTGGAAAGTAGCGCACCATCACGGCCGTTAACGGCTTGCATAATCTGATTATTCACAGGAAGTCCTCCCATCCCTCGCGGCTGTTCCAGTGAGGCGTTTCCTGCTCGGCACGACCACGCTTAGCCAGCGGGTTAACCCTGGCATTCCGGATCCAGACTCTGAAAGCCGAATTCCAGTCGATTAGCTGCGTGCCACGGGAAAGGTGATAGTCCCGGAAGTTCAGCAGCTCAGTTTCAATGCTCACCCCCTTCTCGGCAGCCATAGCAATGTGATCTGCCGACGGCTTAAACAGGGGCGGGAATGGAATCTCCCCGTTTGGTGAAATCCCGATCCGCCGCTTAGCGGCTTCGCTCATAAATCCTTCGCGCCCAGAGAGAGAGTTAGGTTCATTGACTGATTCAATGACTGATTCTGTATCCCAATTCTGGGATCGTTTCGCGTCCAAATTTGGGCTTGTTTCATGTCCAAATTTGGGATCATTACCGTTTTCGGTACTGTTCCGTTTTTGGTATTCTTTAACTTCGATATTGAGACGTAAAACTCGAACTTGTTTTGTCTTCCCTTTTCGCTCTCCGGTATCAGTAATCAGCCCATCATCAATCATCTGTCCGACCCACTTACCAATGGTCTTCCTGTCCATGCCAGTGTCTTTCACAAGGCGCTGTATGCTTGGGTAGCAGCAGTGAGATTCATCAGCACGATCTGCCAGAGAGAGCATCAAAAGTTTTTGCGATGCTTTAAGTTCAAGACTCCATGCCCAGTCTGTTGCTGCTCTGCTCATAATGAATTGACCTCAAAGTGAAATAAGTGAGTAGGCAGATTGATCGTCACACCTCGTTCATTGAGGTCTTGCCATTGCTTAAATGTTATTACGCCGTTGAATTCAGATTTTTTAATCATCATGTGCAGGCGATAGTCGTCTAAATCTCTGTCTCCCTTGGCGGTGTTGCATGTTGCACAAGAGGCATTAAGGTTGACGAGATCATTATTTCCCCCATGCTTTTTCGGTTTGATATGGTCGATATGCATACCGTCCATCGAGATTGGATTACCGCAATAAGCACAGTTGCCAGAGGAATTAGTGAAAACAGCAAGCCTTTTACGCATAGAAAATTGACTTGCCATCACTCCTCATCCCAATGATTTACATATTCAAATTTGCCTGGCATAATTCACTCCTGAGTTATTAGAAGTTCAAAGTCATTTGGTCAGATCGCTCGGTTGCCGCCGGGCGATTTTTCTTTCCGCACATCCGCTCTTCCAGCAAGTCAGCCAATCCCACAACCACACGTGAAATGTCGTCGTCAGTAATCGAGTAACCGATGAATTCGAGTAGTGCAGCCATGCGCGGGATGTAGTGCTTCTTCCACTGCGTTACCGATGATTTGTTTACGCCGAGATGCTCAGCTACCTGGGTAGTTCCGAGAATGGCGATACGGTTTAAGATCCAACTCTCAATGTTTCGAGCGCTGGCTTTGTTGCGTTTCGTTAAGTCGTCCATCTGTGATAATTCCTTTGGTGTGAAATAGTTAATTGTGGCTATGTCTTAAGGCATGCCCATAGGTTTGTTTTGGTATTGATGTGCGCTTTTCAGCGCTCGATTGATGCCCTTTTTTAGGGCTGGATGTGATAAGAGCGGTGTTACTTAAGCGGCGTTCGCTTTGCTTGCTTTCCTAACAGGCGGGAAGGCAATTGCTTCCTTTGTCACTGGCTTAGGGAAGCGAAATTTCAGTGAGGCATTGGCGATATCGCGAGCTTTCTTTGGGGAAGCGCCACGATATCCGTATGCCAGCTGGTCAAGGTTTCCAGGAGTGGTATTGGCAAGCGTTGCGAGCTTTTCCCAATCCTCTTTGGAAGCCTGTTTTCGCCAGCGCAACAGATCATTCATCTGTTCAAATTGAGTTACGTTGGTTTCCATATGTGCTCCCGTTGCTAATGCACAAAACAAATATTAGCTTAGCGCTAAATTTAAAGCAAGAGAGAGTTTAGCTCCATGCATATTTATCGTCATGCTAAAAAGTGGGATTATTTAGGCATGGACATAAAAGACATCCGGCGGACCAACCTCCGCTACCAGCAGAACCTGGCTATTAAGCAGGGGTTATCAAAAGCAGACTTTGCAGAAAAGGTCGGCTCATCTGCATCTACGATTAGCCAGATCCTTGGCTCCAATGCGGTGAGAAACCTTGGTGATGACCTTGCCAGAAAGATTGAATCTCAGCTTGGCTTAAGTCATGGCTGGCTTGACCAGCAACACCCTGAGACCACTTCAGAAACCGGTGAAGCCAGAATCATAGGCGATATCGAACCTTGGGATAGTGAAACTACCCTTGATGATGACGAGGTGGAGGTTCCGTTCCTAAAAGAGGTGCAGCTGGCTGCAGGGGCGGGTAGTGCTTTCCGAGAAGACCATAATGGATTTAAGTTGAGATTCGCGAAATCTACCCTCAGAAAATTGAACGTCCAGTTTGATAATGCGGTTTGCGTAGAAGTCATCGGAAACAGCATGGAACCTGTTTTACCAAACGGTTCAACTGTCGGCGTGGATATGGGTTGTCGATGCATTAAAGATGGCAAGATGTACGCTATTGATTACGGCGATCTTCTAAGAGTTAAGTTGCTTTATGAAATGCCAGGCGGAATGGTGCGGATTCGAAGCTATAACGATGATGAGCATCCAGAAGAACTTAGGCCAATTGACGACATCAGAGTGATCGGTAGAGTTTTCTGGTCATCCGTAACCTACTAAACCTGCATCCATCTGAAAATTAACCCGCTCCGGCGGGTTTTTTTACGCCCTCAAAAAGTATTTTCCCTCAAAGCTAAAATTATTTTCCTTCATCTTTCATTAATTTAGCGTCAGGCGCTAATTTTTTAGCATATTTTAATTGCTATAAATTTAGCGTGATGCTAATTTTATCCCATCAGCAGGACGCACTACTCACCAGGACGGTGAAGCAATCGAGCACTGAAAAGTGCAATACACAAACCGAGATTGTTTTGGGGTGTGGTGAATGGTTCATGGATGGGAATATGTCGCATGTGAAGCGGCGAGGCATTGCGCAGACGCTGAAAGAGAGTAGGCAGGCGTGATGTCGAAATGGGTCTCCAACCAACCACACCACCAAAGCCATTTCAGGAGGTCATCATGATTAAGCAACAGAACATCAAAGGTAACGCCCGTTCACGCCGTGATTCTCGCCGCAAGGTCAAGCAAGAGGTATTCGCAAAAGCTAACCCGATGCTGGTAGGTCGCAAGTACGATGTGGACACATCGCCAGTTGAGATTGAATGCAAGCCTGGATATGAGCCAACTCCAATTAAGTTCGTCGCTCAAGATGCAGTCTGGCAGCGTAAGGAATACAAGCGTCAACTGGAACGCGCTGCCATCGTCTACGGCAATGAGTTTGGACATAAGCCATTAGAAAGCGGCATGTGCTTGCCAGATGTGGCGCTGTACTCAGCTGGCCATCGCAGCAGCAAATCGGTTACGGCGCGTTAACTAATTCAACTTCATTGAGGGTAACAAATATGAGCACAAACGGATGGTACTACCTGCACCAGAACGGCGATCTGATTTATAAGCCATCACCTGATGCGATTGTCGATATTCGCGATTCCGGCTTTGCAGTTTGTTCATGGCCTTTAGATGTAACCAGCCGCAAAACAGCCTGGGAGCTTCTAGTTGAGTCTCTCGCTCTCGGCGCTAATAAATCCCGCGTGGAAGAACTGGCGAGCAAGTGGAATTGCACAAATGAAGATGCGGACATGTTTGCCAGTGTCGTAGGCGTGACATTGAAGGAAGACGGCAATGCATGGTGTGCGCATAAATCTGATTTCGTGAACCTACAGGAATCTCCGTCAGGCTTTGGAGATAACAAACTTGAGGCGCTGGCGTCGCTTGCCAAAGAGCTTGGCTTAACTGGTGGACACATGTGGAGAAGTACTTTCTCTGATTTGGTCAAGGTCGCATAACGCGGTCTTTTCTTTTGGTTACGGCGCGTTAATTAACTTATGAGGTGTGTATGGCAGATAAAAAAACGGCGCCACTACTGCTTAACGTAGACGCCAGTGAGGTTCTTACTCAGTTCGGGGAGCTTTTGAAATTAGTCGAACTTCCAGCCAGTTCCTTTGAGGGAATTCCTGAGCATGTCGTCGAGCTGTTTTTTGACCGTGTCCGTGGCCTGATTGACAACATCGTCCTTAGTGATTTCGCGACCACAGTCAGCACAACTGACGCCGGTGAAATTTGTCTCAAAGTCAAAATCATCGGGCTGGTTGAACATCTCACTTCCACAGTCAGGGCACACGGTCCGCATGGTTTGCATGAATATATCCTTTCTACTGTTGGGGAGATTAAAGAGTAAGCGATTTCTTGCTGTTGGGGAATAGCGGGAAACCACGCGCCGGGCGTGGATAAACATCCCGGCACTAACTGGAATGTTTTGGGCTGGCAGACGGTTATCAGCTAGTTGGTGAGGTAATGGCTCACCAAGGCGACGACGGCCCTCCCTGCTGCTTGAAAGTGGGGAGCCAGCACCAAAGCATTTCTCCCGCATCAGCGGGTAACGACAGAGAGGTGGGCATGAGTAACCGCCTGAATATTTTGAAAGCGTCTCTCGCTAAGAAAGAGACGCGGTTTAATGAGCAGCTAAAGCATCACTTTGACACCGTGGCGCAGGCAAATGGACAGCCACTAAATGACAATCGCAACGGTCGCTCAACGCTAAATAAATGGGATAAGCAGAGTGATGCACTCAGGGCGTTGCAAGAAAGCATTCAACGCACGAAGGATGCTATAGAGCGTGAAGAAACGAAAATTGCGAATGTCAGCTTGGTGTCTCTGCCGACATACATTCAGCAGGCGATTGAAGATGGGCTGATAACGCAGTGGCGAAAACATCCACGATTCTTTTTTGTGGTAGGGGTGAGTGGCGGGCGCATTGTTCTTGATGAAAAGACCGGAACCATCGGTCACCGCTACTTGAGCAAAGTTAAGAAGGATGAATATCCGATATTTCGGGACGTTTTCAACAATCTCAATCGGCAATGTCGTGAATTAAACAAGGTCGCTTAGGCGGCCTTTTTCATACCTCACCGTTCTCGATGAGTGCGGTTAGTTATGACAACCGGCGGCCATCCACCGCCCATTGAAACACTGAATAAATGCGTTGAAGTCTTGTATTAACCGTTCCGTTCGCCGCGATAAGGCCAAGAGGATTTATGAGCAACCCAATCACAGTAGGTTTTACAGGCCTGACGAAGCGAATTTTCGCGGGTCGTTCAAAGCCGAGCAAATTGGCGCCCGGTGTTCGCGAGTTCACCGGTGAGAAATTTGATGTCACAGACGAGGCGCTATTTGCAGTGGCCCATCTTCTCGCGGTTCGCGATGACATCCTGATATTCCCGACAGCTGATGGGAAAGAGATTCACCTCCGCGCCGACATCAAAGAAAAGCGGGAGGCATCATGACAGTCACCCACAACGGCAAGCAGTACACCGCCAAAAAGCTCAACGATAACGAGTGGCAACTCTCATCAGTCGATAAACCTCGCGAGAAAATCACAATGAACCGCTGGCAGATGCACATTGCCGGGTTATTGCAGCGGGTGGAGAGTAAATCATGATTAATCACAACATGCTTCGTGCAGCTCAGAACAAAGCGCTAATCGCCAGATTCATAGGTGATTCGGTGATGTGGATGTCGGCCTACAACGATATGAAGGCGGCAATTGGTTTTCCGTGGCACAGGAAATGATTATGAGTGAATTCAAAGGAACACCGGGGCTGTGGAAATACACAATCAGAAATGTGAATGAAATGATGACGACATTTCACGGCGTAGTTATGGGCGACACGTACATTGAAATTGCAACCAGAAACGAACGAGAGGATGCACAATTAATATCAGCGGCACCTGAATTACTGGAAGCTCTGCAAGACTTCATGTCTGAGTCGTCAGGAAATTCGAAATCATGCGGCCACGATTTCGAATGCATTTGCCGTTTTGATAAAGCTCGAACCGCCATCGCAAAAGCACTCGGAAAGTAATACCCACCACATTCCCCCTACTCGTCCGGCTATCGCAGACGGGAAGCGCACAACCAAATTTCAGGAGAGACCATGAGTGAAGTAACGGATTTAGTCGTTATCGAAAAATCGAGCGCAATGGCTGTATTCACCAATAACGAGCAGCTCGATCCCATCATTGAAAAAATCGAGAAAGAAGCTCGCAGCCTGGTACCGGATGTATCCACCAAGAAAGGTCGTGATGCTATCGCGTCCATGGCGCACAAGGTTGCGCGTTCCAAGACGTATATCGACAACGCCGGTAAAGACCTTGTGGCGGAACTGAAAGCGCTGCCAAAGCAGATTGATGAGAGTCGCCGCATTGTTCGTGAGCGCCTTGACGCGCTGAAAGATGAAGTGCGCCGACCGCTAACCGAGTGGGAAGCCGAGCAGGAAAGAATTAAGGCAGAGGAGGCCGCCAGGATTAAAGCAGAGGAAGACCGTAAGAAATTCGAATCCGATCATGAAATTGCTTTGCTGATGAACGACAAGCACGACCGTGAAGTGGCAGAGAAAAAAGCGGAAGCCGAACGCCAGCGCATTGCTCATGAAGAAGAGCTGAAGCGTCAGGCAGCAGAACAAGCGAAGCGAGAAGCCGAAGAGAAAGCAGCAGCTGAACTGGCGGCAGCGAAGAAGCGCGAAGAGGATGCGATTGCAGCAAGAGCACAGGCTGAATTACTGGCTAAGCAAGCGAAGGAACGCGCAGAGCAGGAAGCTAAAGACGCCGCAGCGAAAGCTGAAGCAGAGAAGAAAGCAGCCATTGAAGCGGAACAGCGTAAAGCTCAGGAAGAAGCAGATCGCATTAAGCGTGAAGCTGAAGCGAAAGAAGCGGCGCGCCTGGCAGAAGAGAAGCGCATCTCTGACGAGAAGGCAAAGCGTGAAGCAGATGTTAAGCACCGCAAGGCGATTGGTGCAGACATCGTTAAGTCGCTCACCGAAAACTCCAGCATAACCCGCGAGCAAGCCATCGAAGTGCTGACGGCTCTAATGAATGGCCTAGTCCCACACACCAATATTAATTACTGAGGTTGATCATGGCAGCGTACCACGTTCAAGACCGTATCGAGGCGCAGAACTGGACGCGCCATTATCAGCAAATAGCCAGAGAAGAGCGTGAATCTGAACTGGCTGGTGACTTTGAGAAAGGATTACCGCAGAGCAAGCTGGAATCGTTGTGCGTTGACGAACTGCAACGACGCGGGGCCAGTAAGAAGGCCATTTCCAAAGCATTCGATGATGACGTCGATTTTCAGGAAAAGGCCGCTGAATTTATTCGCTACATGGCAGAGACAATTGCTCGCCACCAAACAGATATTGATGAGGGACAGTAACGATGAGCGAACAGAAAACTCATTACAGGAAGGCATTCGATTCGCCTTATCTAAGTAGTGCAGATATCGTTGAACCAACCATTCTCACCATCTCCCGCGCAGTTCTCGAAAACGACAAAACCAAAAAGACAAAAGACGTTTTCAACACGGCTTATTTCGAAGAAAAAGAGCTGCGGCCCGGGGAAAAATTAAAGCCCATGATTCTTAATGCCACCAACAGCAAGATGCTGAAGAGCATTACCGGATCCCCGTTTCTGGAAGATTGGGCTGGCGTCAAAGTTACAGTGTTTGTTGATAAAAATGTTCGCTTCGGCAAGGAGTCTGTAGAGGGTCTGCGTATCAGTCCGGCACGAGTAACAAAGCCATCGCTCACCCCGGACAAAACTCAGGCATGGAACAACGCCAAAGCAGCGTTTAAGCGTGATGGGAATCTTACCGCTGTGATGTCGAGAATGGATATATCAGAGGCGCATCGTCAACAGCTAATTAAGGAGTGCTCAGCATGATATGGCATGACGTTGAGCAGAATGGCGATGAATGGGATGCGCTAAGGCTTGGGAAGGCTACCGCGTCCAATTACGGAATAATCATGGCTAATGAAGGTAAAGCGTTCGGTGAACCTGCCAAGCGCTACGCCCTTCAACTTGCACTGGAGCAGATTAAGGGATGTAAATCTGAGTTCAGCTTTACCAATGAGCACATGGAACGCGGGCACGAACAGGAACCCATAGCAAGGATGCTATACGAGGAAATGAATTTCGTCGACGTAGATAATGGCGGGTTCTTCGATCATGAAACCTATGGCGATAGCCCTGACGGACTTGTTGGCGTTGATGGCGTCATCGAGATTAAATCAGTTATCGCCGCAACACATTACTCCACCATAACGCGCGGTTCATTTGATCCGGCTTACAAGTGGCAGCTAATCGGTCATCTGGACTGCTCGGGTCGCCAGTGGGTGGACTTTGTAAGTTATTGCTCTGACTTCCCTGAAGGTAAACAACTCGCCGTATATCGACTCACAGCCAGTGAATGCGCAGAAGAAATTGAAAGGCTTCGTTCTCGTCGTGCTGACTTCATAAATCTCGTAGCGGAAACTAAAAAGAGAATCATGGAGGTTTCATGAGCGAACTTTGGCAACCCTTTGAAAACCTGTTCCTGCATGAGGTTGGGATGAAGATGTCCCGCTCAGAAATAGCAGAAAAGCTTGAGCGTTCCGAATCGGCAATCACTCGCCAGGCATCACGCATCGGCGCACCACTTATCAGCAAGATGACTGGCAGACCATGGACGGCAGCCGAGCTTCATCTATTTGGCCGGTTCTCAGAGGAAGAGATAGCCAAAGCAACCGGTCGCTCCATTTACTCAGTCAGAAGCAAGCGTAACTCACTGGACCGCTCAGGAGGATTAACTATGCGTGAATGGACAGCATGTGAACTTGCTGCACTCATGCGCTACACCAACGCAGAAGTCGCAGAGATTACAGGCCGGAGTATCGAAGAGGTCGGAGATAAGCGGCTACAGGTGAATATCGAGCGCAATGGATGGGATAACCTGGATCCGGAGCGGGAGGATATATGACGGATTATACCGGCAGCAACACGCCAGCGGATCAGCGTGATTTATGGCGCACACCACCGGCACTCTTCACCGCGCTGGATGCTGAGTTCTGCTTTCAACTGGACGCGGCCGCCGCGCCGCACAATACACTGTGTCGAAAGTTCATCACCGCCGAGCAGAACACGCTGGAAACGCCGTGGACTGATTACCTCACCATTCCCGGCTATGCCTGGATGAATCCCCCATACAGCGACATCACGCCGTTTGTGAAGAAAGCCGCAGCGGAGAGCAAGAACCAGATCGGCACCGTCACGCTGGTTCCGGCTGATACGTCTGTCGGCTGGTTCAGGGAGGCAATCCAGACTGCCAGCGAGGTTCGCTTTATCACCGCCGGGCGACTGGCATTTATCAACCCGGTTACCGGTAAGCCAGTCAGCGGTAACAATAAAGGGTCGATGCTCATCATCTGGCGCCCATACCCGCGCACTCACTGCGAGTCCAATTTCGTAGAGCGCGATGTATTAATGACTTTCGGCGCGAAACTTCTCGCCCGGAGGGAGGCGGCATGAAGCGGATGACCACCGAACAGGAGAATGCCTTGCGCGCCACAGCAAGAAAATGCAGCGACGAACTCAAGGCTGAACTGGCGAAGAAGCCAAAGCCAAAATTCGATGCTGTCAGCAGGCCGCTACTGGCTAAGCACTTCGAGAAGATAAAGGGACTTGGTGTCCCTTTTTTATTATTCGTCTACACGATTGGTCGGATCAACGGCCAATTCAGGGAGCACTGGCCATGGCAGATTTTGCAGACGACGCATCAGCCGTCGAAGAGTTGCAGCGTAATGCTGCGTTGAGTGCTCACAGGATTAACCGTGATGCGGTATCTGCGGTTAAGTGCGAGGAATGCGGAGATCGGTTGCCGGAGGCTCGCCGGAAAGCGTATCCGGGATGCACGATGTGCGTTGATTGCCAAGGTGAGCAGGAATTTCGGAATAAGCAGAGGGGGATGTGATGTGTGATATGCCAGCAGTATTTGGACAAGAGCAGCGTAAAGCCCGCAAAGAGCATAAGTGCTGTGAGTGCGCCGTCATCATTAAACCTGGTGAGGCCTACATCTATTCCCACGGAGTGTGGGATGGAAGCGGTCAGAGCTTCAAGCAATGCCTCGATTGCGCAGAGGTATCAAGTGCTGCCGCCGCATCAGTTGATGATCCAGAAGAGGGCCCGGCGTTTACCGGGTTACGCGAATGGTTCATGGGCTACTCATGCCGGGAATTTAACGGTGATGAACTGGTAAAAAGTTTCGCCAATGAGCTGAGTGTGGACGAAAACAAAATCCGCAAAGTGTTGCGGATGGAGTCAGCCAATGTTCAAGCTAATCCAGCGCGGCCAGATATTCGCAGACCAGCATAACTGGCCCGTAATTATTCATTCCACCACTTCAGAAGTGGTCCGCTACTGGCGACAGGGCCGGATCAACACCGCGTCAATCGACCGATTTACCCAAGACTTTGAACCGCTCGACCATCGGGAGGCGGAGCAGATCCGCGCCGAACTGGAGACGAGCGAGCACATTAAACGGCTTCGCGCTATGCGTGCAGCATGAGGAGAGATTATGCGTATTGAAGAATTGCCGAAATTACCGAAGCTGTTCCGGGTCATTGAGGTTGATCTGGATGTACTACGCAACGGCATTGGCGGAGGTGGCGGTGTGATTTTCGACATGGACGCCGTCGTTAAGCGCAAAGTTCGCCGGGTAATGCATAGCGGTGGCTGGAAATGGCAAATAGCTCGCGAATGGCCTGATCAGGAATTGTGGGATTACTGCCTCGAACAGGACAGGGAATGTCTGGAGCTTCTCAACTATGACCTCGGCCTGATGCAATGACGCAACTGATAGCCAGTTATGAGCTGGCTATTGGGTGCGAATGCACTGCCACGTTATCCCCCATTTGCCCGGCCATAGTGCCGGGTTCTTTTTGCCTGGCTTCCAGGTTCGATTTCCAAACCGGAGATGAAACCCATGCAACACCAATTACAGCCCGATTCACTGGTTGATCTGAAATTCATCATGGCAGATACTGGTTTCGGAAAGACCTTCATCTATGACCGCATCAAAGACGGCACTCTGCCAAAAAGTAAACTCATCCACGGCCGCGCACGCTGGCTATATAGTGAACACTGCGAGTTCAAACAAAAACTCTTAAGCCGCCTCGATGGGTAA